TTATTGACGCATCGAATCAAAGCTTCGCTCACAAGCAAGTCCAGCTATTCTGGCGCGGTCATACGCGACCGCCAACTCTCCCGCTCTTTTGTCAGCCCGTTGGAGCAGGTCGGAGAGCACCATTGCGGCGCGGGTGGCTGACGCGCCTCGCTGGGCAGCTCCGGAATCGCCGCAGGCAGTGGCGGCAAACTGGGTGGCTTCGACATGCAGCCGGTCACCAGCAGCATCAGCGGTGCCAGCATCCACAGCTGCAGCCTTGTTCTGTTCTCGCGCATTGCTTGCCTCCTTGTTCACTGACGCCTGGCGGCGTTGTTCTTCTTTCCTGGCCTCGTCGCCGGCGCCTTTGAGTGCGACGGCATGGTCCCGCTCGATCTCTGCCAACTGTTCGCCGTAGCGCCAGTCCTGCACCTGCCAGGTGCCGCCAGCGCTGATCACCATCGCCAGCAGGATCGCGACCAAGATCTGCCAGGACGTCATGCCAACGCCCGCCGCACGCCTTCCGCCAGCACCGCGTCGGGATAGGCATACCCGGCGTTCTCGTGATGGATGATCGCCTTGACGAAGCCAGCCATCACCAGCGCCTGGGTCAGGTCGACATCCGCCCCAGGCCGGGTGCCGGTGTTCGCCTCCACGGCGCGCACGTAGGCAGCGGTATCGTTCTCCACCGCCGGTGCCCAGCGACTGATGATGGCCTTCACCGTCTTCAGTCCGTGCTTGCGCTGATAGGTCAGCAGCAACTTGCCCAGGGCGCGGATACCGTTCTCGGCAGTGTCGAACCGGGCGAAGCGCTTCTCGATGGCTGGGTCTGGCTTGAGTTGGCCCTGCCATTGGTTGACGGGGTTGTAGTCGATGTTGCCGGGGTTGCGGTTGCGCACCCCACGGGTTTCGGTGGTCGGCATGCTTTTCTCCAGACAAAAAAATACCCGCTCATGGCGGGTGTGGATGCGGTTTGAGCGTCAAGCTTCAATCGGGGCCGGGAGCGGGTAGCGCGCCTTGATTGTCGTCACCAACTCAACCCAGGCGGAAAAGTCCGGCACAGCACCTTGAACAAGCGCGTCGTAGGCGATCTCAAGTCTCAGTGGATCAGACTCTTGCTGATAGGCTGCGCGGCGCTGAGAGTGGGCGGTTGCAAGGGAGGACTGATATTCGACAGCGCGCTTCTGTTCGGCGGTCACTGCCTGGCTGAAGTCGATCATTGCGCGATCTCCTGGAGTGCTGGTTTCTGATCAAAGTCTGTTGGGAGCGAAACGCGCCCTTCCGGCGGGTTCGTGATACTGGCCGGGTACCATGAGGCCTGGCCTCCGCACGGGCCGACGGGCATGGTGATCGTTACGATCAGGTTCCCATTCACACGCTCGACGGCGTCGTTGATCCATTCACAATCCACGGCTTCGGCAGGAAGCGTTGCCCCGTCCGGCAGGGGGCCGAAATCAAGAGCAACACCATTGATGGTCAGCGAATCGCCGCGCTTGAAGATTTCCAGACTCGCATCGGAACGGGTTGATACCAGGTTAATGATCATTTCCATTTACCTATCGCCAAGTAATTGCAGCTGAAATTGCGAGAGGCCACGGAGGCAGACGAAAGCATCATAGGCACGCCAAGGCTTGTCGTACTGCCACCATTACCGTCCCATGTTAGAACCCCTGAACTGTAGGACTGGCACATAAATGTCGGCGCAGCGATAAAGGCAGATGGGAAGGTAATCGTCGCCGCGTAACCGTAGAAAAGCGACCCGGTTACGTTCGTTACAGCACAGGTGCGCGTAACCAATCCAAAGCAGATCTGCGTGCCATCTGCGAATCGGATGTAGGTACCGTTTGCGTTTGTACCTGTTTCGAATATCGCGCCAGACGTCACGATGCCGACCAGATCAGCATATGCACCAGTTTTCAGGCCGAGCGCGGCGCCGGCGCCTGCAGCTGTCGTTGATCCAGTACCCCCCTTTGTGACGGGCACAACATTCTCGGTGGACACCGAGCCCAGACCAGCCAGAGTACTGCCCCACTGCTGAATCATCGCCCGGGCCTGATCTGCCAGGTCCTTGGTGTACCCCTGCACAGGCGTGAGGGAGTAGCCCCCCGCCGCGTTCGTCGCTCCACGATAATTCGGTGAGATCGAAAGCACCGTGTTGCTGACAACGTTGGTGACCTCGTACCAGCCGCCATCAGGACCGAGAAACGCATCACCTACTCGGCAGTTGGCGACAAAGGATGTGCCGGTGCCTGTAACAGTATTGGAATTCAAAGTTACAGCAACGGTGCCGGTTCTATACCATGGCATGTTTTTCTCCAGACAATAAAAAACCGCACTTGGCGGATATTGAATATCAACAAGCCACCTTACTTAGGACATTGGCTTGGCGAAAGATATTGGAATATAAAAATGCACAGAGTTTGATACGCCAACTATAAAAGGAACAATTCGATTATTCTCATACTCCCAAGTACAGTAGAGCTTTGCATACCCCGAGGAAGACCCACAAACATCCATACCAATATTGTTTATCAGCATATAGTCACCAGTATCAACGGGCGAATAAGCCGTCCAACTACTTTTCGTCTGTCCTTGCGAGGTGTTGCTTGAGCCAAGATACGTCCATTGCGTTATCGTTCTAGTGAATTGGGCACAGGGCGTGCCACTATCAAAAAGAAGTTTCGACTGTCCATCCCAGATCCGAAAACCATAACCGGAAACTTCACGCGACTGAAATGCCGCAACAAAAAAATTCCCCGGCACATTCCCTATAAAGGTGAATCCCGTCCAGTTCCCAGGCGTCCCGCTGATAGTTGCATACTGAAAAGTGGATGATGCATCGGGCCTTACAAAAACCAGCGGAGGTTCATCGGTGGTGATTGGTGGTGAAAAAGTAGCACCGCCAGAGTATCTTCCTCTCTGCAAAACAACCAATCTTGAAAATTCAGAATCAAGAGTCACCACATCGTTGCTGTTCCTAAACTCAATGCCATAGGACATTTACCTATACCTCATAACCAGCAGCCTTTGGGAGCCGAGAGCCATATCTGAGTCGGTGAAATACCTATTACCAAACCAAACATAAACCCCACCCGAAACAACTTGGGGCTCAAATTGAGCAGCATATGGATTCTGTGCATTTGGGTCCTTCGGGTAAGCGCCGGAAGGTATGCATATTGCTGAATGGGTGCTTGGCTCGATACCAGGAATAGCTATATATACATTCCTTGGGCCGGATGAAATCGGCGGCCCTCTTGTAACTATCGAGGAATGAATAACCCTGACAGTAAAGGAGCTTTCATCCAGCTCAAGGAGGCCGGTCGGCCCCCAAGCTCTCACTCCATAGGTCATGCGGAAAGATCCCCCCACTGATACCGCTTCACTCCGTTTTCATCGAACACTTTGCCGCCGGCATTGTTAATGACCTGCCGCGCCTGCCCACCGAAAGCACTGTTGATTTCGAAGGTTCCGTCGAAGAACAGCTTCCAGCCACTCTGCCCCGCCACATAGTTGTTCGACTGGATGTAGCTGCCGATCTTGGCGTTGGTGATCGTGCCGTCCTGGATGAGCACCGAGTTCATGAAGACCTGACCGCCCTGCACCACAAAAGGCGTGGTGATTGCTCCACCAGCAAGCGTGTTCACCACTGCAAATCGATCAGCGCTGACCAGAAACTGGCTTTGCAACAAGCCGTCGGCGTTCTGCTCGATGCCCAGGCCGATCCCGGCCGCCACGTACTGGCCGTTGGCGTTGACCTGCATCTTCACTGCCCACATCGTGGACAACTTGCCGTCGGTGTCGGCTTGAGCCCTGGCGGTGACTTGGATTGACGCCTTGTTTTTCCACTCGTTGACTGCGCTGGCCAGATCCCCCTCATCAGTGCCGTCGCGAGCACCGCCAGCGATGGCTTCGAGCGTGGTGGACTGGGATGCAACCGAGTTGTTGGTATCCGCAAGTGACTGCGTGACGGTCTGCACGGCAGCAGTATTGGTATCTACGCTGCTTTTCAGCTGGTCGATACGCTCAGCGGTTGCCAGCTTGTCGGTGGCCACCACCTGCTCAAGCGTGGTCAATGCCGCCTTGTTCGCCCCCACCGCCGCATCCAGCGACGTAGTGCGTTCAACCATTGCCAGGTTATCGGAAGCCTGCAACTTCACCTGCTGTGCAAACTTCGCGGCGGCATCCCAGTTTTGCAGGGCGCCGGCAAGATCACCCTCCCCGTCATCCTCGCGCCAGCTTGCCTGGAGCGATTGCAGCGCCGAAGCGTTCGCCGTGACCTTGCCGTCCACAGCCTCGATAGAGGTCTTGTTCTGCTGGATCTGGAGCGCCATGGCCTGGGTTGTTTGGGCAATGGTGCCCATGTTGAACCAGAACTCGACAGCGGGCGGCGGGGTATCCACCGGCACCGTCTTGAGCGCCTGCCACAGGTTCTGCCCGGTGCGAACAATCTGCCCGGCGCTGTAGGTCTTGGCCGGGTCGTAGACAAGGGCGTCCGTTACCTGGTCGATCAGAGCCTCCAGTTCCTGCTTGGTCTGCTCCAAACGATCATTGACCGAGCCGGGTCCGGACCCGGAAATCAGATCGATCTCGTCAAGGATCTCTTTGGCCAGTTCGGACTCGCCCACCTGGCCGGCGATCAGCTCCAGGATTGGACTGGCGCTTGAGCTGGCCTGCCCCAACACGCCATTGACCACCGGATAGAACGGACCGACGTTGCCGGTGCGGTCCACCAGGCGCGCCCAGAAGAAGAACTGCGCGCCGGCCTTGAGGGCCTGCATGCTGTAATTCGCCTGGGGATACGCCAAGTCGGCAAGCTTGGTAGCCGCCGACAGGTCATTGGCTGGGCCATACCACAGCTCGGTGCGCTGAGTGTCCTCGGCGCCGGGCGGGAAAGCCCAGCGGATGCCGATGCCGAACAGTTCGCTGGTGGTGGTCAAGAGCGCTACCGCCGGCGGCAGGCCGACTTTGCCTTCCAGGTTGGTCAGGTTGGAGCTCTTCCAGATCGACGAGATTTCAAAGGCACTCACCGAGCGAACACGAGCCAGATAGGCGCCCGAGTAGATGCCAGTGACATCCACGCTTGTCGCGCCCGTGCGCTGCAGCTTGATCCAGTTGCCGCTGTCCTTACGCCACTCCACGTCGTACGCGACCGCGCCAGGGACGGCAGGCCACGAGATGTTCATGGTGCTGATTGCCAGGCCTTGGTCAATTGATACGTTCGACGTGATCGTGACACTGTTCGGCGCTGGCACCACGGTGATCGGTATAACACTGATCGGGCGCTCTTCCAGGCGTGCGCCGGTGTCAATGCTGGCAAATTTGCTCGGCTCGTATTGCAAGGCGCTGATGTCGTAATCGCCCTCAGGCGTCCGCGCAGTTCTCATTACTCTATAGAGAGGGATCGCAAGGTCGTCAGCATCAATTGCCCACTGAAGTTGTGCAGCCGGCGCCTCGCTGTAGGCAACAGTCACGGTTACGTTGCGGCCGCTCACGCTCTCCACGGTTCGCCCCTCTGCGCGTCCTCCGGGAAGGTTAACCACCAGCCGGTCGCCGGGCTTTGCCAGGGTGTCGCGGTCCAAGGTGACGACCTTCCCCGCCGCCGCCGCAATGCGCCCGCCGATCTCACGGCCCGCCAGCAGCGAGTCAGCAACGGGGATAATGAACCCAGGCATCGGAATACGGCCTTCCATGCCGGTCCTGAAGCTGACGGTGCGGTCCTGGTTGTTGCTCAGCACCAACCATTTAGCGCGGCGCTGGGCTTCAGATGCCCGGGTGCAACCGATCGCACTGATTTCAGTCGGCTTGTCGCCAAGGCGGCGCTGCAGCGGCAGGTCTGCATAGACGGTAACATCGGTATCGTAGTTATTCAGCGGGTTATCGTAGCTGACCAGGCAGCGCGTGAAGCGAGTCTTCGCCGATGCGCTGCCGTACGAGATTTTTCCGTCAATGACGTTGGACCTGGTGAAGACGTAGTCGATGTCCTGCGACCGAGGCATATCAGCTTGCATGACCAACTGGCCCTGGGCCCAATACGTCATGCCGCGGTAAATGCCGGCAATGTCGCGTAGCAGGGACCATGCATCAGCCTTGCCCTGGAGGTTCATGTCGCACAGGAAGCGTGGCTCAGTGCCGCCGGCGCCATCCGGCACCAACTTGTCGCAGTACTGCGCGATGCGGTAAAGCTCCCACTTGTCCACCATCCAAGGCTTGATCCGGCGGCCCAGCCCAAAACGGTCCTGGGTGCAGATGCCGTACGTGATCCAGGCCGGGTTATTGGTCCAGGCATCCTTCATGGTCCCGTCCCAAGCACCGGTGTACGTCCTGGCCAACGGATCGTAGTTGCTCGGAACCTGCCAGCGGCGGGCCTTGCACTTCACGGTCGCGGCCGGAATGTTGGTGAACTGCTCGGCATCGAATTCGATGAAAAGCAGCGCCGTGTTCGGGTAGCGCAGCTTTGCGTCGATAACCTGGGTGTAGCCGGCGATGAACAGGCTGTCGGCGATCTTGTCGGTGTTCTGGTTTGGGGTGATGCGGCGAACCCGAATCAGCCAGCCACTGTTGGCCGGCGGGAGATCGATACGCATGGACTTTTCGTAGCGAGTGGTAGCCTTGCCTGTAATGGCTCCAACCAAAACCTCCTGATACGCCCCTCCGTCGGTAGCCACATCGACCGCGTATTGGATGCTGTAACCACCGATGTTCCCTTCGCCGTCCTGGCTCGCCAGTCGAGGCGTAGCCAGCCGAATTCGCGCCGCCGACAGTTGCAGGTTGGTCAGCGACTGGACCCAAGGCGTACCGCTGCGCAGCTCAATGTTCAGCGAAGTCTCATTGTCGACAGACGGGATTCCAGGGATGTAAGTCTGGTCAACAGAGCCTGGGCGCCAGTCCCACTTCACGTTGGTGAAGTTGTAGTTGCCGCTGGCATCTTGGATTGGGGTGTTGTCGAGGAAGATGTCGCGCGCGGTGGGCGTGCCGTCGAATTCGCCCTCGCCCACGGCGATCAGGATCTTGGCCACGTTGGTTGAGCGCAGGCTGTCAGGCGCCTCTACTGGAGACTTTGGCTTACTCTCGCCACCTTTAGCGCCGTGAATATCCAGCTTCTGTGTTGCGCCCATGCTTTCCTCCAGGCAATAAAAAACCGCCTCTTGGGCGGCTTGCTCGATGCGTCGCGGTTATGTCTTGTCTTCGGCGTAGATCGATGCCGAGATAATCGCCCCGCCCCACCGGCGCTCCCCGATGCAGATAGGGACAGGGTTGCCGCTGGCCGTGGTGTTCTTTGCGCTGCCGAATGCGTAGCTGGGCATGTTTTCTGGGGATGCGCTCTGCTTGAGGCCAGCGGCCTGTGGGCTGAGCATCTGGATAACGCCGCCGGCCAGCAGCGCGATACCCGCAGGCGCCGTCGGTGCGCCGAAGTAGCTCGCTGCGATCAGCACCACGCCCAAAACAATCTGCAAAATGCCGCCGCGCTTGCTGCCCTCGATCACTGGAACGATCCTTATCTCCCTGGCCCCGCCCATGCCAAACTCGTCCGCTCCGACGTTTTTTCGGTTGCGGAAGATGGCGAAGCGAAGGCCCAGGCGATCAAGACGGCGGATCTCGGCCTCAAATCCGTCAATGGTGGCCTTCAGCGCCCGGAAAACTTCCCACGTGTCGCCCGATGCGACCTGGCGCCGATGCAGCCGGCCGAACTTCTGGGCCAGCGAGCCGGACAGTTTGATGGTGGTCATCGGCGAATAGGCGATGGCACTCATCGGGCCTCCTTGTGTCGAAGAATTAAGCGGGTTCGCTGAAGCCACGGGCCGCCATAGACGATTACTTCTGATGGCCGGCCGTACAGGTGATGCAGGACGAAGGGTCCAGGACCGAACACGCCTGAATCTTCGCCTGGCAGTGTTGCGTCAGTGCCCAGGTATATCCCTGCATGGTTTGGATGCGCCGTGCGGCCTACCTCCATCACAAGCATGTCGCCACGTCGCGGACTATCCACTTGCTCGAAACCAGCGGCGGCGTAGTTCGCCTCATACAAGCTGGCGCTGTCTGCGCTCTCCCACCAGCCATCAGCCCGCTTGAAGTTCTCGAACTTAAGGCCCCACTCGCGCTGGTACCACTCTTCGCATACAGCCCAACAGTCCCACACACCATGAACAAATGGTCGCTTGAGCAGCGGCACGGCGCCAGAGGGCGTAATCGTGCGCATGTCGCCCTCGGGCCAGGACAGGATATGCCAGGGCAGCGCCGTCGCCTCGCACATGGCCAGATCGTGCGGTGAAGGCCTGCTGGTTGCGTCCGGGTGTGAATGGACAATGCCGATCACCTCGCCCAGGTCTTCCGCCGCGGCGTAGTCCTCGGGATCGAGCCGGAACTCTTCGCTCGGCTCCGTGGCGATATTCCGGCACGGAAAATACTTCTGCGCCCGGCCCACGGCAAGTACCAGCCCGCAGCACTCTTTCGGGTACTCGGCCGCTGCATGCGACTGGATGGCCGCAATGATGTGTTTGCGCATTTTTCAGCTCCGAGCAATAAGTGACACAGCTGGAAATCCACCGAATGAGGCGGGGTTTCCTACGCCGAAGCGCGGGTCGCAGCCTTTGCCGAGCGTTCCGTCGCACTCGTCGAGTTCCGGGTCATCTGTGACAACCCCGTCCTTTGTGACGTAGGGGCCGGTGTAGCCACAGTTTGGACCTCGGTAGCCACCTGTGAGGCACCAGTGGCACAGGGTGGTCATCTGCCGCCCAATCGTTTCGCCGCCGACGTCGCCCGGGCTGGCCAAGTCCCAACTGACCGTCTCGCCGTCTTCGTTGGTCTTCTGGTCGACGTACCAGACTTCGATCGACTCCTGAGTTGGATCTGCCGTCGGGTTGCCGTCTTCGAAGTTCACCGCATCGAGGAATTCGGCCAGGGTGTTGCGAATGGTCAGCTTGAACTCCAGCAGATCCTCGAAGGCCAGGCACAGCGCGGTGATCCTCCCGTTCACGTTGCCAACCGAAAGCTTGGGCCTTACCGCGGTGCCGTCGCCGTTTGCTTCGCTGCCTTCATAGTGCATGGGCCACGCGCCGTACTCTTCGCCCTTCCACCAGATCGACTTGGCCGGCAGCTGGTCAGCGTTCGGGCCGGCGGCCAGCAGTTCGGCGGGCGTGTGCGGTACGGCATGCCCGTGGAAGCGCAGCACGTCGGCGCCGTAATCGCTGCCGTCCAGTTCAAACAGCATGACTTCGTTGCCAGGCTCAAGAGTCTGGAGAGCATTGATCAGCGACATGGATAGACCTTTATGGGTGAAAGGCGCGCTCGAACGTCGCCGTCACTTTGAATACGCCCCCGCCCATAGGGGTGGGGGTTGGGTTCTTGCAGGTGAATAGGCCCAACTCCCCCAGCGGCGTAGTCCAGAGAAAGGCCTTTGCGCCTTTGTGCCGATCGAAGAAGGCCATCATTGCCGTTGCTGCCGAGGTACTTCCGGTGTGGGTTATCGGGTATGCATCTTCTTTATTGTTTGGCCCGTCGCCGACAACTTGCTTATAGCCCCCGCCAAAGCGCGATTCCCTGGTCCTATATTCAAGAGTCGGCGCCTCCCCGTGCTGGGTGGCCCAGGTGAACGTTTCAATCGCCATGGTTACCTCCCGTTGATGACGCGCCAGATTGATCCGCCAGGTTGTAAGCCTTTGGCGATAGCAGTTTCTGCCTCGGTTTTGGCTGCCTGCTGGATGCCCTTGCCCAGCTGAGTGGTGTCTTCCTGCGTCGGTGCGCTGCCGTCACCAGCCGTTTGCACGGAAACCGATACTGGGAAGTTGAAGGTATTGCCACCGCCCGCCCCGCCACCACCGCCACCCAGCGCACGGACACCAAGCTCGCCGCCGGCGGTCCTGGTCAGCGGCATGATTGCCTCCGGGCCGGCCTCGGCGAAGATGCCCGCGCCCTTGGCGAACGCAAACATCTGCGGCTTGTCGTGCACCTGGTTGCTGAAGCTCGAAAGGCTTGGGGAGTCGTACACACCGCCCTTGGCGTTCGCTGTGATGGCACCACCAATGTCAGACCCGAAGCTGGTAGCGCCAGCAGCCGCACCGCCACCGAAGTACGCGCCAATAGCGGTACCGGCCAGGCTCGAAAGCAAGCCAGACGCTGCTTGCCGAGTGGCGATACGGGCCATATCGGCGATGATCGACTTGGTGAAGTCCGAGAACGAAAGTTTGCCAGTGACAGCAAAATTCGCGACTGCGTCCTCCATGGAGCTGAAGGCATTGGTGAACAGGCTCTTGGTCTGTCCCGCCACATCGTTGGCAGATTGCAGGTAGTTCTGGAAGGCCGAAGAGGCTCCGCTACGCCAGTCACCCTGCGCCTCCGACATCTTGTCGTAGTTGTCGACCACGGTGTCGCGGTACTTCCTTTCCGCATCTTCCAGGCTGGCCAGGTCCCGCATGTAGTCTTCCTGGCTGTACTTGTCAGGCGCTGTCTTGCGGCGATCCAGAAGCTTGGCGCGCTCGTCGTTGAACTTGTCTGTGGTTGCGTCCAGGCTCGCTTGCAGTGCCGCCTGACGATCTCCCAAGCCCAGTCCGTTTGCTGCGCGGGAGCCAGCAGCTTCCAGTGCGGCACGCTGACGCTCTAGCTGATTGACATACGCCGCCGAGGCGGCCTTCAGCTGCTCCAGCCGCCCCTTCTCGCTTGTGGCGATGATCGTCAGCTGACTGTCGGAATCCTTTTGAGCTTTGACCATTCCGGTGCGAGCGTCGGCGATCTTCTGGTCAAGCTGGATACTTTGCGCCGCTGTGGTGGACTTCTTACCTTTCGCCGCCTCCAGGGCATCAATCTCGGCCTGGTACGCTGCGGTAACATCGTCCTTTTCCTGGTTGATCAGGGCCGACCGTTGCTTGGCATAGTCCGACAGCGATACCACACCGCGCTTCTGTTCAGCCTCCAGTTCCTTCTGGGCATTTTTGTATTCATTGACGATGTCGGACAGGTTGTTCTTGGCGTTGTTGAAGCTGGTCAGGTCGACTTGAGAGCTAGCGGCCTTGGGGTCTTTGTTTTTGTCGTTGAGCCCTTTCAGCAAGGTGTCGTAAGCACCCCCTGAGAACTTTTTACCGTCAAAATCGACGCCATCCAGAAGCTTGGACTTTTGGCCCGTCCTCTCAGAGTTCTCGTAAAGCGTTCTGAATTTATCGTTGAGCTTGTCCAGCCCCGCAGCGCGCTTGTTTAGAGGGTTAATCTCATCGAGCTGCGCATCCAGTTCTTTTTGGACCTTGATAGCTTTCTGGTTTGCGTCGGTGTTCTCGCCAGTGATGATTGCCAGATTGGCATTGGCTGCTTGCCTGGCCTTGAGGCTTGCGAGTTTCTTCTCCAGCGCTTCGGTTGAGTCGGTGTCCTCCAGTCCTAGCATCGAGTCAAATGCTGTGCTTGCCTTGCCCAGCCCTGCAGATATAGCCCCCGATACTCCGCCCGCCTTGCGTGTATCAAGCACGCGCTGGGTTAGCTCTATCTGCTTCGCGAGGTCTGGAAACGCTTCCGACCGAATGTAGGAATATGCGCGTTTTGTCGCGTTTCCGATGTCATCCCAATCTCGCTCAATATCGGAGAGCGAGCCTCGATAAGCCTTGAGGCGCTCTAGAGCCGCCTCATTCAAGTTTCCACTCAGGACATCAAGCGCGCGCTGATGATCGCCTTGGTCATCAATCCCCTTGATCACTTGGTACTGATCTAGGGTAAGCAACCCATACTGGCTGCTGATTTTTCCTGCAGCCTCTGTCGCTGTATCACCGGCAGTGGCGAAAGACTTCGCGAGTTCGCCAGCGCCCTGCCCCGTGATTTCGCTGATCGCTGCCGCAGCCTCAGCCAGGTTGCGCATCTGCGTGCCGCTTGTTGCGGCGCCCGACGCAAGCGACACAACCGCTTCACGCGCGCCGGATAGATTTCCAGTGATTCGCCCGGCGCCGTCGGCCATATCCTTCAAGCTGGCAATTGTCTGGCCGGCGCCATTGGTTCCGCCATTAATTGCGGCATTGAACTCGCGCGCCTGTTTCATTGCATCAAAATAGGCGTAGCCAAGCGACCCAAGAACGGTCACCAGCAGACCGGCTGGAATTATCATCCCCGCCAGACTTCGCGCTGATTCGCCGGCACCAGCACCCAATTGTGCAATGGCTCGCGCACCGCTCCCCAGATCGCCCGACTGCAGGGCGTTGGCAAGCTGCATTACGTTCTCTTGGGCTTGGCGAGTGCCGAGCTTCAATTTGTCGAACGCAGTCTCCGTCGCGGTCAGCCCGGCACGGTCCTTACCGATCTTGGCAAGGGCATCCTGGTATCGTTCGGCATCTATCTGACCTGTTTTGTGCAGGTCGTTTAGCGCTTTCTCTTGGGCCTCCAACTTCGCCAGCTTGGCGGTCACCGGGTCAATCCCGTTGACGGTGCGTTTCAGCGCCTCAATCTGGCGGTTTTCGGCGTCAATCAGCTTCTGTTTCTGCGCCAACTCCTTGGCTTCGGCCTTCTCGATTTTGTCGTAGGCCTTGCCCAGCTGATCTTGATACTTTGCCTGATCTTCGATAGTGACCAAGCCGCCTTTGCGAGCGCGCTCCAACAAACCCTCTGCCCGCACTAAGGATTCAATGCTGTCGATATTGCCCGTCATCGCCTTGTCGAGTTGGCTGATAACGGTGATCTCTGCGGCGGCGCTTTCAGTCGCTTTGCGGCTTGCACCGGACCTGCGATCTATCGCGGCAGTGGACTTCTCGACGCCCTGGGCTACCCCATTTTCTGCCTGAGTGATCTTCTTGCCCGTGTTGGCCAAGCCTTCACCAGTCTTGCCTAGGTCGTCGATCGCCTTCTGTGCACCTTCTGCCGAGTCGACCAATTTATCCAGGTCGTCAGCGGCCTTTGCTGCTTGCGAGGACTCAACGGCAATGCCCAGGGAGGCGAAGTTGGTGCTCATTATTTTTCTCCGGGCATAAAAAAACCCGCCGTAGCGGGTAGTGGTTGTACTGATGTTCAGCTTCGAAGCAGTCTTGCTTTTTCGGCTTGGAACTCATCTTCCGAAATAAATCCGCGCTCCTTCATGGACACAAGCTTTTCAAGGGCTTCGTATCTGTCGATTTCTGGAGCGGTGGGGCTGTTCTTCGCTTCCACAGGCTTGCTTATGGCGGATGCTGACCAGACCAGCGCTGCCACCCAGCCGATGAGGGTCCACCCTAAAAACAAGTTAAGGAGAAATATGGAGTCAATATTTGGATGCTTTCTGCTTTTGCCGTTAATAGTTGGCAAGAAATAAAGCACTGCGCCAATAAAAAACAGCATCACAGCGCCAACCATTCCCGATTCACTGCCCATAGACCCATCCTCTTGATCAAGGAAAGCAATCTACCATTTCCCGCAGGAACCGCCATATCCACCACGAACAACTTGCTATGGCGCCTTCGACGATTCGCTTAGAAGCTGCTCGGCTGCACGGCTATGGACCCGCCGCCAGCAGGGAGGAAAACCCTGAATTTCTTTTGCTGGCCCTGCTTCAAAACTACTGACGTTTCCATTCGCTCGGGGTTCGCTGCGCAAAGTGCCGAACCATCCAATGCGGCGCCTAACAACCACTCACCGGAAGGCACCTGGAAGACAGCCTTCTCGCCGGTGTCCAGCTTTGCCACGGGAGCACCATTTAGGAAGATGGTCGCGAAGCAGCCGCCGCCGAGAAAACCTGTGTCTCTCGTCACGATTAGCGAACTACCACCAGAAACTGGCTTTTGGTAGCCGCTTACCCTTTCGGATGGCGCTGGGCGAGCCTTGTCGGACGGAACTGGTGAAGTCGCACAACCAGCCAGCAACGCTACCGCCAGAGCACCTACGAATAATTTCATGTCGTTCCCTCGTTGAGATATTGCGGGACTTTATCATCAACGAGAGAGCAACACGAAAGCCCCGCATGGCCGGGGTTCTTCGGGCTGGCGGGGGTTGGCAGCTGTCCAGGCATCCAGCGTGGATGGAATGCCAGTAACTGGAGCGAGGTTCTCCGTAGTAGCTTTGTGCCTCCTACAGAGCCATTCGAGGGAATGAATATGGCAGAGGTTATCGCTAATACCGCCAACTACATCAAGCAAGTCATGCCGACAGTCCTTACCGGATCAGAGGACTGGAAGTACGTTTACCGCGTCGGGAGTGTCGTCCCAGCCTCCGGCATCTACCGATGCACAGGCTGCGGTCACGAAATCACCTCCAATAAAGACGATCACTTCCCTCCTCAAAACCGACACCAGCACGCCGACCCGAAGATCGAAGTACAGTGGCAATTGATCGTCAAGACTCAAACAAGAGGCTAAAGGATTCCCCCAGTCCTTCGCCTGCAAGCCCAAGGACTGGGATAGCGCCAATATCGGCGCGTTAATGACCTGGAGGTCAATGTGAGTGAACAGAAGACAGTAGACCAGCGTATCGCTGATCTAGAGTTAGCCCTTAAAACGTCAATCGTTTTCAACATGAATGCGGCGGCGGTATTGGGACGACGTCTTGCTTTTGGAAATGATGCAATAGCAAACGTCATTTCCCAAGACCTCAACAATCTGAAGGCAGAAAACTACGACGGCATCGATAAAGCGCTACATGACAGCTATCTCGACAGTTTGTCTCAGGCGATTACCGGACGAGCTTAATTCCGGCTGCGTAATAAACACCGGTTTGAGGGTGCTTGGTCATCAGCACCCTCCAATCGTTGCTTAGCACTTCACGGAGTGCCAAGACTGAAATGCCCAGCTGAACCTCCGAGCTCAAATCATTTTTCTTTTGCATGATGCACCTCTACGGCTTTGCCGCGTCACGTTGGATATTTTGCGTCGTTGTGCCTGAGGATCAGGCGCCCCTCGCGCTCTCCCTCTGTTCCGCCATCACCTGCAGGGCTTCAGCCTCCATACGGCGGAAGTCGCTGAAAATGGTTTGTCGCTGGCTGATCGGTACGCCACACATCCGAATCACACCGGAGAGAACGCTGTAGTCCATGCCTGTTGCGCCGCACGCGCCTGTGCGCCACTGGGTGCTCATGGCCTCGAAGACTTTGAAGGCCTCCCAGTTGTCCGGCCAGATGCCAACCTCCGCGACGTAGTCGTCCGCGGTGAAGCCGAAGGCATCCGTGCCCTCTAGCGTTGGCTCATAGAGCGCGCGTGCAGCGCTTAGGAGTTTCCCAGGCGGGCCTCATTGAAAGCTTCGGCGTAGGCATTCAGCACGGCCTTCGGCGCTGAGTTGATCGAGTTGACGAGGATTCGCACATTTTCAGGCGTAAACTTTTCCTCGATATCCCAGCCAACGACGACGTCAAGCAGCTGGTCCGCCTGCAGATCGATCTGAGCAGCGGTGAATGCCTTGAGGTCCATGCCCCCTACCTGTTTGCTCAACTCGTCGTGCCGCTCGTTCCAGCCGGTGTACAGCTCGGCGAGCGCTGTGCGGTCCAGGTACTTGAACTCGAACTCCACCTTCTCGGCGCTATAACCGGCACGCTGGATCATCACCGGTGCCTTGAAGGTAGGCTTCTGGATCAATTTGAACTTGGCCATGAGCCTTCCTATTACGCAGCGTAGCGAATGAATTTAGCGACCACAGCGAAAACGGCGGTCACCGCCATGATGTTGTTCTTGGTCAGCGACGGCACGTTGTCGAACGAGGCGTAAGCGTTATAGACAATGACTCCACCCGAGGCGAGGTTGATGCGCACTGCGCGCGGCTTCTTGTCGTCGTCAGCTTCCAGCAGTACCTCGTTGTGAGGTAGCGCCGGATCATCCGCCATGGTCAGCGTGAACGAAAGCGAGGATTTCGACGTCGGGATTTGGTGCTCGTCGTCTTCCTCGAGAAACGAGTACGTGACGTTTTGTTGCTCGCCGCCGGACTTGTTCGATTCCGTGACCTGGCTCACAGGCACCCAGGTCAGAATCTTGCGCACCGAACCGCCGCCTGCGCCGGCGATGAACCGCGCCGCATTGGCCGTGTTGATCGACTCAAGCACGAACGAGTCAGCGGTCACGGTCTTGATGCGAACAACCCGATTGTTCAGGCGCGCCCAGCCAGAGGTGACTTCGACAAAATCGCCGACCTCTAGGTCGTGGCCGGCCGACGAAACAACGGCTTCCGTTGCGTTGGTGATCGCGGTAAAAATGATCGGCGCGTCATACGAGGCGGCGATAGCGGCAGTCGAGCCATTGGGTAGAAAAACGGCCATTGGTGTTTCCTCTTTTCAGAAATGACAAAACCCGCTCAATGGCGGGTTCTTGGTTTGCCCAATGGGCGGAATCAGGCGGTGTCGGCTCGATATTCAAACGACACCGGCACAGTGTATGTCGGTGGATCAGACATGCCCGGTCCAGGATCTACTGGCGACATCGTAACTACGGTGAGGCCGGCCTTTGTATCCCGCGCATACAGCGGGAATAGCGCGGTCAGTTCAGCCACAAGCGGGTTCGTCTTGGTCTTGCCGGTATTGGCCGGGGCCACAATGCTGACCTGGTAGACGCCGATGAATGCTCGGTGGTCGCCAGCGAGCGTGCTGCTCGCGGTATCGCCCGGGAGCAAGAACGCCCGAAGATAGGTCTCGCCGTCTGCCGGGTCGTACTGGACATTCTCGAACACAACCTTGATCGGCTCAGCCCGGGCCTTGCTCCAGGCAATCAGCTTGGCCTCGTAAATGGACGCAATGATGGCGTGGCTCATACCTGGTTTTTCCTGATTGCATCGTCGACAGTCTTTTGGAAGTTGGCCAAGGTGACTCGAACCATCCCGTGCGGTGCTTGTTTGCTGTGCCCATACTCAAGCGGGATTGCGTACGGCAGGTTGTTCACGATGTACGCTGTCTGCCCCGCTGTCAGGGATTGAACCTGCGCTTTGAGCACAGCGATGCTGACGTTACCGCTGACATCGATCTGATCAAGCACTCCCTCGGCCGGCGTATCAATCGAAAACTGCCAGTTCCCGCGAAACCGCCCGCCGACGTAGCCCTTACCTGCAACCAGACCGTTCACATTGAAGTTTTGATCGCGCTCTGTCTTTGTCAGGGGCTTTGCGTACTTCACTCCTCGCCGCAGCTTGCCGGCCTTGGTGAAGTTCGATTCGTTGAGGTTGATGATCGTGTTGCGCACTGCGACCTTGAAGTCGTAGTCATCGGCGGCTCGCTTGTTCGCCTGGCGGTGAATGACGTTCGCTGCCCAGATCTCGGGGTTGCCCACCGGCGACATGCGGATGACGCTGCTACCGATTTCGATGACGATCTCTCGGATGGTTGCGTCGATTCCGCCCTTCGCTCTCTTAGCAAAGTCGCGAATGCTCTCGGCAAAACTGCCGTTCATGCTCGCGTATTTGTTCGTCATGACCGCACCTGCAGCTCATACAGGATCGGCGTACCGGCGGGGTTGACCTCTTTGAGTGGCGGGACGACTGACCAGGTTCGGCCTTGGGCCACGACTTTGTCGAGAAGACCAGGCACCCAGGCCAATCCCTGCGCGGCGATCTTGAGCTTCTTGTCGCCCTGCCTGATGAGGCTGTTGTTCTGGAATTCGAGGCCGGTGAAGTCGAGCAGGATGCCCTGGGCGATTTGCTCAACAGTGGCGCCTGGCGCTTCGCCACCAATATTCGGGTCGTACTCGCCGGGCTCAGTCTTGCTGATGGTCACGGGCTGGCCGAACTCTGTGATCATCTCCAGAGCCATCACGGCCATTTCATCGTAAAAGGCCATGATGGTCTCCATTACAGCTATGCGCGCACTGCGAACAGCCCGCGCTTTTGTAGGTAGTCGGCAAACTGCGTAGCGCTCGGTCGATCCGGCGCCGCCGGCAACAACCGGCCGCTGGCGTTGGAAATCGTGGCGTACTCGCGTGTTACCGCGCCTTCGACACGCTCCAGAGTCACAGCACCCTTGCGCTTCTCCACCGGGTCAATGTCGTCCTGATGGATCTCGGTGGCCAAGGCCATCTGTCCGTACTGGATCCGCGCTGGCAGGTAGTTGTCTGGCTTGATCTGGCAGTCCAACTCAATACCCCGACGCGGCCAGGCCAGCGCCTGCTCGCTGCTCATCTTGCGGCCTTTCCAGGTCTTGCCATCCATCGCCAACGCGGCCCGGCGTAGCAGAGCTTCCTGCTCGGGGACGCCCGCCGGGATAACTGCGCCGAACTTCACGGCATACAGGGCCAGGTCATCGGCGCTCGCGTAGCTTTCGGCGTCAGGCTTGCCGGTGCCGTCCTCGATGATGAGTGTCATGCGTTAACTCGCTGGAATGGTTTGAAGATTGGCCGCCGGGTCACCGGCAGCCAGCATTATCAGGCCTTGGGCAGATCAGCGACGAGCTTTCCCAAGGATTCTTTCGAGGCGTTGGCCCGGTATGGCACCTTCGCGTCGTCGAGCTTGGCCTTCAGGTCCGCGATTTCCTTCGCTTCGGTATCCACCTGACCGGCTTTGTCGGCCCGCTGGAGAAGATCATCTACCTGCAGTTGCAGAGTTTTCACCTTCTCGACTTCACCGTCACGCTCGCGAATGAGACTTTCAACACCGGTGTTTACCGCCTCGAAAACCTGAAACAGGCGATCAGCGATCGGGCCGAGATCGCCCTCGGGGCGCACCAGCGCTTGATCAGCGAATGACTCGACGATCAGGCCGACAGATTCAAGTTCCGCACGAAAGGCATCGATGTTGATGCTGGAGTTGCCACCATCGATCAGCAGTACCGTCGGCTGCTCCTTGATCGTCACTTCCGGCACTTCGTCGGCGGCATCTTCACGACTTTCGGTAACGCTTGCGTCGACGATACGCAGGCCGCTTGCTTTGGCGAGTGCCTTCACGTCTTCCTGGTACTGGTGGAACGGACCAGGCAGATACCAGATGTTTTTGTTACTCATGATCGTGTCCTCGCCAAGCCGGGCGCTGGGCCCGACTCAGCTGTCAGGGTTACTTGGAGGCGTCACCGATCAGAGCCACACCAGCGGTGTGCTTGATGCTGGTGGCGGTCTTGTCCCAGTTGGTACCGGTCGCCAGTTCGGCGTCGGTTGGCGACTTGCCGCCGGTGGTGGTGTCCCAGGTGTAGCCCTTCAGGCCCAGACCGAAGGTGTAGTCGGTTTGGAGCGTGGTTTCGATACGCTCCTTGCCGTTGGTGGTCTGGACGTTGCTGATGATGTCGCGGCCGTCGTGGACCAGCGCAGCGCCTTGCACCAGGGACAGGATAATTTCCTTGTTCGGGGTGCCGGCCTGCATCAACGCCGGTGCATCCGTCACGACGGAGATCTTGCCGAGGATGTCCACCACACGGACGTTGCCCGCCTGGAACAGCTGCTGCTGGTTCGCCAGGTTCTGGCCGACCAGTTTGTGGTAGCTGGTGCCCTGCATCACCTGGGTGACAAGGTTCTGGCTTGCGTCGCCGAACTTCGCATGTGCGTTGTTCAGGCCGGCGTAGGTGATGCCAGCGGTAGCCGACACATCGTTGACCGCGGCGGCCTGGGCAGTGATTGCAGCAACCAGGGCGGCGATCGCGGTGTTCAGCTGATCCTTCAGCAGGATTTCAGCGAACGCACGGCTCGCGACCTCGATGCCTTGCGCGGTTGGGCGCTCCAGCCAGGTCATCTGCGATGGCTCGTAGCGGATCGGGCCGAAGCCGCCGGCTACCTTCACCGAAGTGTTCTTCAGTTCGGTCAGGTCGGTGGCAGCGACAGCTGCGTTGGCGCTGTAACGATCAACGCGGCGCTGAGCAGCCGCCAGGGTCTGGAAGAACGACTCTTGCAGGAAGTCACCAGTGAAGCCGTCCGGGGACAGCACGATTGCGCCACGGCTTGCGGCGTTGAATGCGGCCAGGTACTGATCCAGCGTCTCGAGAGTCGCAGGCATGATGTACTGGTTGAAGACCTGCATTTGCGACAGGGACATGAGTTATTTCCTTACGATTGAGGGAGATCCGGGAACCGGCTCGCGATAGCGGCCTGTCGTTCCTCTTTGGTGCCGCCGATTTTTCCTTTTGCGGCCCCGCCGCCACCTCCAGCACCAGCGGCCCCGCCGCCAGATGCCTTGCTACCCGCGATCAACGGCGCGAAGGCCGTGTCGTTTGCGAATTCTGCTTTCAGCTCGTCCAGCGTTGCCGCCGAGAGCTTGCCCTGCTGATCGAGAACGACGACAACAGGCTTCCCGTCGCGCTGCTCGACGCTCAGACGGCGTTCGATGTGCGGCAACAGGGCTTTGGCGCTGCCTGGAATTGCCAGGGCAGACGCGATGTCAGTAGCGGTACGGCCAACGGTCAGATCCCGGATCTGAGTGCTCAGCGTTCCACGCTCCTGTTCCAGCATGCCGTTCAGCTCAGCTTCGCGGCGGTTGTACTTTTCAGACCAGGACTTCTCGAGCTCTTCGACGTTGCCTGACTTGCGAGCGGCTTCTTCACGCTCCAGTCGGGCCTGCTCTTCTGCATCCTTGCGGGCCTTCTCGGCGGCTTTCTTCTCGCCGAGCAGTTCATCAACCTTGGCCTTCAGGCCGGATACATCTTCTTGTTGCGGCAGACCTTCAATGCCGAGTACGAACTTGCCGTCCTTCTCGGTGTAAAGAGCGCGCACGGCTTCATCTACCCCTTCCAGGGTATCCAGTTGGAATTTCAGCATTGTTTGTCTCCCAGAGACGTTGATGCAGGCCCTGCCTGCGGGCATAAAAAAACCCGCGCTAGCGGGTCGGATTGCTTAATAAATTAGTATGTCAACTGCGCTGGCTGTGGCGGGATCGTAAAGATTATTGGGATAAGCAGCTCTGACCTCCCGGTGAATATCAGCAATCATTGGCGTAAGAAATTGCCGCGTATCCAATGTTTTTAGCAGGTCGGTGGAACCGGCGATAAACCAAACAATTTCCTTTAAATCCTCATCATCTAGGTTCTCGCGATTAAGTTGATCTGCAACAAAAGCCTCGATAAGTCCCTTATGAGTGAGTATTACATCTGGTTTGGTTCTTCTGTTTGCCTTCAAAATCGCCCAATACGAATGTAACAATTTCGATATTTTTTCTGGTGGAAGCTTAAATAATTTTGTCATCTGCAATCCTTAGCAATTACCAAAATACTAAAGACCCGCAGATTGAAATGCCAGAGGTTCGATAACTTTCATTTGAGCAAGTGTCAGAGGAGCAAAGTTGCGATCTAGCTGCAACTCAGAGAATCGCTCGATGCTCAGACCGCCTTCACGGAAAAGTTTCGCACGGACCGGGCCAATGGCCTTGTCCTGAAATGCCGCAGGCTGCTGCTTGAGCCAGTCGTAATAGCTGAGGTCAGCCCTAACCTGCTGGGCACCGCCTTCACCTATGGATGCCCGCGTGGCGTCCTTGGCGAACAAGGCGCTGAAGCGAGTCACCGCCACCACTGTGGAGCGACAGTTGATATGGATCGGTGGCCTGGGCCCCTCAGTCAGCCTGAACCGTTGCTTATCCAGCGTCCGGCACTGGCTGGTGGTCTTTGAATCCAGGGTGCTGACCCACTCCACCGACTGCACGACGTCGCTGTTTTCCTTGAGCGTCTCCATGCGCGCTTGGGTGGCGACGTGCTGCACTGCCGTCCGCACAATGGCGCCGGCGTTGCGGTTGGTAGTGGCCAGGATGCCGTCGTTGTACTGGAGCGCCTTGGTACCGCGAATGTTCTTGATGATCTGGAAGTTCGTCTGGCCCTCGAAGAAGCCCTGCCTGATCGCGCCAGTGAGGCGCTGCCGCTCCGTGGCGGTGAAGCCATCAATGAACGACTTGAGCAGCTTGCCGCCATCCGCACCGCGCACGCTGAGCGGATTGGTGAGGATTGCTGCCCTGATTGCCGCCGCACCTGGCACTGCCGCATCGAAGGTGACGCCCACCGGCGCCGCCCGGGTCAGGCTGGTCGCTTCAAACTCGGCCTCGTAGTTGGCGATGTCCACCAGGTCGAGGTTCAGCTTCTCGCTGTAACGGTCGAAGATACCAAGCAGCAGGCTATCGACCTCACTCAGCAGCCGCTCCAGGCGGGCGACGGTGTAATCCGTCAGGTCCGCGCGGGTCAGCCGCTCACGGATCGAGCGGTCAATCTCCTTGAGAAAAGGGGCGAACTTGGCCACCTCGCCCGACTTCAACTGCTCCAGAAACACAGCGTGCCGGATGGTGGCGTCAAGGATTGCTTGGTTTGCCGCCATTCAGGTTCGCCTCGTCGTCATCCAGGTCGGGGCCGGGATTCTCCGTTTCCAGTTCGTCGCGGATCTGGTCGTCGGTCTTCTCCGGGTCAATCACCCCACGGTCACGCAGGTACTGCCAGAAGTCACCCGCCGGCAGCTTGCCGCCCTGCACTGCGTTGAACAGTGCAACCAGAACCGTTGGGTCCAAAGTGATTTGGCTGAAGTCTTGGTTGAGTTTGTAGACCGCTTCACCGGTGGCGTTCACGAACTCGGCCATCCAGGCCAGGCACTGGCTATACGCCTCGCTGACGTTGCTCACCACCAGGGAGAGCACGCTGTGTTCGGCTGCGCTGTCGTTGTCAGCCTGGGTTGCGGTCTTTACCGCGCTACCGCGCTCGATCAACCGGGCACCGAGGGACACCATGTCTTCCTTCTTGGCGTCCATGGCCTCTTTCACCAGCGTGTTCGGCTCAGGCTGGGCGAAGCCGCACGATCCGTTGGCAGGAAGCGTCAGCGGCGCCCTGGAGCCAACATAGATGCCATTGGCTTCAAGGTGGTCGCGCCACGCTTCGTCCAGGCCGGAGATCCAGAATTGTGGCTGTCCTGAAAACCAGACCGAGTCTTCGTAGTCCGCACTGTTGCAGTAATGACCGATGTTCAGCACCGCCATGTCGTACAGCGGCGCGTCGTCGATGCTGGTGTCGTTGTTCTCGCTGCCGAGAAACTGGAAAGGGATCACGCGCCAGGGCTGGCCCAGCCCGTTCAGCGGCGTGAAGGGCGGGATAACCATCGTCGTTTCGCTAGAGCTCTCCTGCCACACCTCTTGGGTGTACACACCGGCTGGGTCTAGACGCAGCACACGGTATTGCACCACCTTTTCGCTACCGAAACCGTCATCGGTATCAACGTCCACCGATTCCTGCAGCACCACCAGGCTCAGCAGGTGCTGACCACCAACCTTGCGCGTCTTCCAGTTCCTGATCGCCTCAGCTGGATAGCTCGCAACACTCGCACGGGCGCGACCGGCCTGTTCGTCAGCCTTGCTCACCGTACCGGCCTGCACCGCGGCGTAGTCCACCAGCAAGCCGTGCCGACCAACCTCAAGCAGATGCCCGATGACCGACTGCGACTGCTGATAAACGCTCACGCCCTGCCCGTCGATGTCCGTGGCGACGTAATCCAGTGCACCGGGGACCGTCAGCGTTGGCCAGGTACGAAACACCGCACCAACCAGGCTGTGTTTCGTGCGCCCCGTGGCGTTGTAGTACACGGCCCGCTGCTTGTACGACTTGTACCGTTCAAGATTCTCAGGGCTGGTGTCGTGCTTGTTGGGCCTGGGCAGATAAACATCGCCGCGCCCCTTTACCGTCTCGGAGCCCTTGCACACGTCGCGCACCAGCCGCCAACGGGACTGTGCCGCGTCGTACTCCGGGCGGGTGTATGTGACGTCTGCCATTAGCGTGCGAATCCCATTTTGATTGATTTGACCGGCTTCTTCGCGCTCTTGGCGACAGCGAAGTACCGGAATGCGTCGGAGCCGTGAGACGTCCAGTCATGCAGCGGCTTGTCTTTCCAGCAGCCCTTCTTGTCGTCCCACTCCTTGCGATAGTTCTCGAGGCAGGCAATGCCCTCTTCGCACTTCGATTCGTCGAAGGCGCACTTGGATAGAATTTCCCGAGCCTGCTCGATGCCGTCGTCCACCCCGATTTTCGGGACGACCTGGAACGTCATCCGATAAACCTGCCCGTCGATTTCGTAACCTTCTCGGGCAATGTCCTTGCGCGTCTTCGCATCACTGCCGAACTCACGGTTCTCGATGTCGTGCGGCCCCCAGTGCTCGGAATAGGTGTAACCCTTGTCCTTGAGCACCTTCATGTAATGCCGCAGGCCTTCGCCTGAGTTCTCGTAGTAATCGATGACGTGGTACTGCTCGCCAACCTGGCGCACGAACCAAATGGCGGTGGAGTCGCTCACGCCGATGTCCCAAATGGTCATCACCGGCAGGTGGCTGTTGTCGGGCAGAGTGCCGATGCGCTGAGCGGCATACAGCTTGGTGAACTGCTGGGCGTAGTAAGCACCCTCGACCGACTGCTGGAAGGCTTCGACGGGGATCGACGGGTACTCCCGCTTCATGTCGTCGCCGAGTGTCTTCTCCTTGGCCGCATACCAGGCGCGCTGGCCCGGGCTGGTGTCGATACCATGCTTGGCGAACAACTCGTTGAAGTAGTCGGTCAGGCGCTGCGGCAGCACCACGTCGGTCGAGTTAAGGCTGTA